ATTACAACCGTATTGCCTTGAAGTCTCAGGGCACTTGGCCTTCGTGGTATTGGTATGATGCCGCCTATCCTCTGGGCAATTTCTACGCATGGCCCGTGCCGCAGTCGGGTATTGGCGAACTGCATCTGACCCTCAAGCAGCCGTTCGCACACTTCCCCGACCTCACGACCGACATTGCCTTCCCGCCGGCCTACATCAACGCCATGCGCTGGAACGGCGCGGTGCGGGTGCGGCCGATGTATGGCCTAGGCGAAAGCGCCGCCATCGCCCGGCTTGCTGCGGCGTCGCTGGGCGCGGTGCGAGGGCCGAACATTCAGGTTCCCATGGCGCGGATGCCGATGGGCATCCCGACGCCGGGGCGTAGATACAATGTATACAGTGACCAGTGGCGCTAAATGCGCGTCGCCCTAAAAACCGGCGCCTACGTCGCTCGCAGCGTCATCGCTTCGTGCCAGCGGTCGGTGAACCTTTACGCTGAGAATAACCCCGAAGACGCGCCTATGCCGTTCACCTACTACCCCACGCCGGGGTTGCGGGCGCTGTCGTCGCCTCCCACGGCGGGGCAGGGCAGGGGGCTCTACAGGGCCAGCAACGGCGCGCTGTATGCCGTGGTAGGGCGCACGCTCTACACCGTCAGCAGCGCGTGGGAATGGACCTCCGTAGGCACGATGACGGGTGACTTTACGGTGCCTGTGGGCATGGCCGATAATCAGACGACGCTCTTTGTCGTTGGTGGTGCCGGCAGCGGCTACACGGTCCAACTAGCAACAAATGCATTCGCGGCTGTGGCCAATCCGGCGTTCTACGGCTCGCCCCGCGTGGATTTTGTGGACACCTATTTCGTGTTCTCCAAGCCCAACACCGGACAGTTCTACATTTCGGACAGCAACGCAACGACCTTTGACCCGCTGTATTTCGCTACCAAGATCGGCGCATCGGATTTGCTGGCGGTTGCTGCCGTGGTGCATCGGGAAATTTGGCTGCTAGGCGAGCGGACTTCGGAAGTCTGGATCAACAGCGGCGCGGCAAATTTTCCATATGAGATCATGAACGGCGTGTTTATCCAGCACGGGTGCGCGGCGAAATACAGCGTGGCGCAGATGGGCGATGCGCTCTTTTGGGTGTCTGAGGATCAGCAGGGCGGGCGCGTCATCGTGACCGGCCAAGGCTACCAGTCCAAGAGGGTATCAACTCACGCCATCGAAACGGCGCTGGCGGGATACTCAACCGTTGCGGATGCGATTGGCTTTACCTACCAGCAGGAAGGCCACCAGTTCTACCAAGTGACGTTTCCCACGGCCGACAAGACGTGGTGTCTCGATATCGTCTCCGGCCAGTGGCACGAGCGCATGTGGCTTGACGGAGACGGGCGAGAACATCGGCACCGGGCGGTTGCGCATGCGTATGCCTACAATGAAACCGTGGTGCAGGATTGGGAAACCGGTCAACTGTATGCGTATGACCTGAATCTCTACACCGACAACGGCGCGCCGATCCTGCGCCGCCGGGGCTTCCCGCACATGGGCCATGAAGGCGGGCGCGTGTTCTACAAGCAGTTCTTGGTTGATATGGAAGTTGGGCGCGACGTGGGCTCAACCGTTGCGGTGCCAAGCGGCCCGGCGATTGGCCCCGATGTGGTGGCGGATACGGCGCTGGGGCCTGATGTTGTGCCGGTGTTCCTCGGCGCGGATGACGGGTTGTCCTACGTGGCGCCGTCGAAGCTGTATCTGCGGTATTCCGACACGCGCGGGCAAACGTGGTCCAACCCGATTGAAGACGACTTCGGCGCAACCGGCGAGTTCTACAAGTCCATTCACTATCAGCGGCTTGGGATGGCGCGGGACCGGGTGTTTGAGGTGTTTTGGTCCGCGCCGGTTCGCACGGCGTTGAACGGGGCTTTTGTAATGGCGGAGGCGGAGCAGTGAGCGGCATTGCGCAAGGCGTCCCGCAACGCATGACCGCGTTCGTGGACCCGCGAAGCGGCGTGATGACGCCAGCGTGGTATCGGTTTTTCTACTCGATTTGGGAACGAACCGGCGGCGCGCCGGCTACGTCAACCATCGATGACGTCATTGAAACGTTGAAAATGTCTGACGTGACGCCAGCCGCGAACCCGGAGCCCGCCGCGTGGCTGGGTGCGCTGCTAGGCGACGTGGTGACACCAATGCAGACCGAAAGCGCCGTGTGGCAGGCTGTAGCGGCCGGAGACGTGCCGCGTGTGCCGGAGAATGACCCGATGATGATTTCCCTGATGGTGGCCTAGCACATGGCAACAATCGCTCCCGCGAACCTTGGCGCCGGCACGTTGACCGCTTCGGCGGTTGCCTACGTGACCGCATCGGCAAACACGACCGTGATTATCAAAGCAGTGACGTTCACGAATACGGACGTGGCGGCCCGCACGATCACGGTGCATCGCGTGCCGAGCGCTGGCAGCGCCACCACGGGCAACCGGATCATTAGCGCATACAGCCTTTCCGCCGGCCAGGCCTACGTTGCGCCGGAATGTGCAAACCTTGTGCTGGCACCGGGCGAGACTTTGCAGGCGTTGGCGTCAACGGCTGCGGTGGTCAACATCGCGGCTTCCGGGTTTACGTCGTGACGACGGTTGAGCCGATCACGCCCGGCCTGTTGTCTGCGTTCCTCGCTGCCATGGGCGAGGCAGAGCGCGCGGACCTTGAGCGCGTCGGCGGCCGGCAGGTGCTGGATCATGCCATCTCGCAATCGGTGCACACGTTCGCGGGCGTAGTTGATGGCGTGCCGGCCTTCGTGGGTGGCGTGATCCCCGATGATGATCATGTGATCGGCAAGGTGTGGATGCTGGCCACGCCGCAGGTTGAGCGGGCGAAAAAGTTCTACCTCCGCGAAACCCGGCGCCAAATCGGTTTGATGCTGCAAATGTTCGTCTGCCTCAAGACGATGGTCGCGGTGGAATACGGCAAGTCGCTGCGGTGGCTGCGGTGGCTGGGCTTTGCGCTTGGCGAGCCTGTTGAGCGTGCGGGGCGCGTCCTGATTCCGGTGGAGCGGTGGAATGAAGTTTAGCGCCGGTCCTGCCAGTTTCTACGAAACGGCGGTATTCGATCCCATCTCTGCGCTTGTCAGCGGCGGCGTGTCGCTTGTCGGTGGGCTGGTGTCCTCCGGCGCGGCGCGTGATGCTGCTGACACGCAATCGGCTGCGGCCAACAACGCTGCGGCGATGCAGATGCAGCAGTTTGGCCAGACCCGCGAAGACCTGGCACCATACCGCGCATATGGGACCAAGGGCGGCGATGAGATCATCAACCGCCTGAAGGAACTGACGGCACCGTTCACTCCGAACCAGGCCACGCTAGAGGCAACGCCCGGCTACCAGTTCACCCGCGATCAGGGGCTCAAATCGGTTCAGAACGCAGCGGCGGCGAAGGGGCTGGGCATCAGCGGGGCGGCGCTCAAGGGCGCGGCCAATTTCGCGACAGGGCTGGCGGATAGCACCTACAAAACGCAGTTTGACATTGACCAACTGAACAAGACGAACGCCTTCAACAAGCTGCTTGGGTTGACGCAGGTTGGCGCCAATGCTGCCGCGACGACTGGCCAGTTGGGTGTGAACGCTGCCAACAACGCGGGCAACAACATGACTTCGGCGGGCGCGGCACAAGCGGCGGGAACCGTTGGCAGCACGAATGCGATTGTAGGCGGGTTGAATAATGCCGCTGGGATGTTCTCCACCTATTCAATGCTCAACAACCCCCAGTTGATGGCCAATCTAGCGAACGCAAATCGTTTGGCGGGGGCGTGGCGGTAATGGCACTTGATCCGAACATCGCCCTCCAAGCCGGCACTGGCATAGCGGCCCCGGTAAACCCGCTGGATACCGTCGGCAAGGTTGTCAACATCGGCAACGCGCTGGCGCAGAACAAGTTGACGGGGGTGCAGACGCAGACGGCGGAGCAGGGCAGGGCGCAGGACGCCAATACCTGGATCGCGCAACAGGCGTTTTCGCTTTATGGAATTGCAAAGAAAAACCCCGACGCGGCGTGGCAGGAACTTGGCAACGTGCTGCAAACTGGCATTGCAAGCGGGCGCATCACCCCCAAAGATGCCGAGCAAGCAAAGCAGTATTTGCTTTACACCAATGACCCGGCGCATTTCCAAGAGCGTTTATTCCGCATAGGCGCGGCGAGCCTCGGCATTCCGCAGCAGGCCGAACAGGCGGCGGGTGGGCTGTCCACCGTCAACCTTGGCGGCACTGTGCAGCCGGTTGGAACACCTTCTCCCATGCAGCGGATGCAAAACCCCGGCATGGGTTTGACGCCGCTTCCGGGGGCGATGGGAACAACCCTAAGCCCAAGCGAACAAGCCGGTCTTGTGCAAGTCCCGGCGCCCGGACCCGACGGCAAGCCCGAAGTGGACAACGCAGGGCGCCCAACCGGCCGCATGGAATTGGTCACGGGCGCGGAAGCGGCACGGCGCGGTGGGGCGCCGCAATTGGTGCCGGGCGGCGGTGGGCAATTCCCCCCGAACTTCACTGGGCGCGCGGCTCCGGCTGGCGCCGCGCCTCCATCGGCGTCGTCTCCGGTTGCCCCAATGGCGCCGCCGCCCACGGGTTCGTTCGGCGCTGGGCCAAGCCCGGCAGAAACGCGGGCCGCGGGCGCGCAGACCGATCAAGGAACCACGATGGGCGGCGCCCTGCTGTCGCAGGCAGACACGACCCCGGCGCAGAAGGCGACCTTGGGCGAAATGGAATCGGCTCTC